AAGAAGATAAAACACTCCCAGTTCCAGTAATTTTTGGTGTTATCAATAATAAAAAAATCACTTATGTTGACGGATCTCTAGATAACATTTCACAAATAAGGACTGTTTGCTAATGGATTTAAAACCGGGATTTTTTGAAGAACGTACTCTGAAAGCATTATATCGATTTATGATGAATAATGCTGAATTTTATGAAGAGGAAGATCGTCTACAAAGGATTGCTGGTATTCGTCTCCTTGAACATGGTATGTTTTATACTGCTCTTAGTGATGTGAAAATAGATACTGGATTAATTTCAGATAAAGCTGTTGATCTTTTAGCAGAAAGTAATTCAGATAATGAGTTAACAAAGGATCATATATTTTCTCCTCAAAGATATGCTCGTTATTTCTTTAAAAACATCATGAACATGAGTTTTGAAGAATTCTTAATACTCATTGTTCCTCTTTGTTATGTTATAAAAGTAACAAAGAAAGAAAATAATGAATTGATGAACTTAGAAAAAAGAAATAAAAAAAACAATAAGTTTGTTATAGATAAGTATGAACAAATGGGAATTACAATTAGACGAGGTTATCGTAAGTATAATAAGATACCAGATGATATATTGGACACTATGCCATCGATTTTAAAAGAAATGAACTATGACTATGATATCTAATCTTTTACAAAACTATGTAGAAGTCAATGTGCCGGACAGTAAAGTTGCTCTTTTACTGTCCGGTGGTGTTGACTCTATATCTGTAGGTTTTGTCGCACAACGTCTTGGTAAAAAAATTCATGCATACAGTTTTAGATTAGACACACACGAATCATATGATTTTTTGAAAGCAAAAGAAATTAGTGAAACTTTTGATTGGGAATTTACTGGTGTTGTCATTCCCACCAAAAACATTGAGGCAGACTTTCATCATCTTACTCGTCTTGGCTGTTCAAAGAAAAGTTCATATGAGTGTAGTTATCCATTTATTCATGTATATCCAAAGATACAAGAAAATTATGTACTCAGTGGTTGGGCAGCCGACGGCTATTATGGGCTCAGTAAAACAGCAATGATTCATTATAAACATACAAAAGAAAAGTTTGATGAATTTAGAGACAAATATTTTGCACCTGATAAATGCGCTAATTATATTTGGCTTAAAAAAATATCGGACTTAGAAAATAAAATCTTTATCACGCCGTATCTTTCAACTGAAGTGAAAGATTTTTTCTACAGTATGGATTGGGAAGAAGTCAACAAACCATTCCAGAAACACCATGTTAGAAATGCGTTTCCAGAATTTGAGAAAATAGGTAAAGTTAAGAAACATTTAAATTTACAAATCGATTCTGGTGTGTCAAAACTATTTGATACATTAATACAGAAATCGCAATTAAATAAAAAAAACAGAACGAGAATTATTGATATAGCTAGAGATTGGAATGTGTTTTGGTTACACCTTTCAGAGATGGATAATGCAGAAGAATATTTGAGAAAATATGATTACTTTAAATGACATCAAAGAAGCGATTGAATATACAGAGTATGGAGAACAATACAAAAGATTTTTCATTGATCTGTCTAATGAAAATCTAGGTAGCAAGACATATTCTCTATTGACAACTAATAGAAAATGTGTTAAATTTTTATTAGATTATTATGGTATATCAAGTTTAGATATGGAAATGTTATTTAACCGTGTATCTAATGACCCTGATATCAAAGATACTAATAGCCATTTGTTTAAAGAATTGTCAAATGTTGTTAATGGAACATGGAAACAGGGTGAAGAAACTGAAGATATTGTAGTCAGAGATTTGAAGAATAATAACAGCATTGCTTCCGTTAAAAGAACAGGTGGTTTGTTTTCAAAAAGAGATATGATTGATAAAGTTGATATTGAATGTATATTAACGAATGGTAAGCAATTAAACATACAAGTAAAACCTTGGAATGAAAAAATAACAGAAAAAGATAGAATGTCGAAAGCAGATGTTTTTGCGTTTGTTTCTGGTAATGAAATTCAATACAAAAAAAATATTTGAATGAAATTGATTACGAATTGGAAAGAACTGAATGATTGATTATAAATATAATGAAGGTGAAATCCTTCGCCAACTGCAAGATTATATTGATGGTACTTATGGTGAGCATTATTCCACAAACAAATATCAAGCAACAGAATTCATTATTGACGGTGGTCATGGTGAAGGATTCTGCTTGGGTAATGTGATGAAGTATGCTCAACGATATGGTAAGAAAGATGGATACAATCGCAAAGACCTTATGAAGATTATTCACTATGCAATCATTGCAATGTATAATCATGACCTACAACATGGAGAAAAAGAATGAATGAAATTAGCATTGATATTAGTGAATTGAGAAAGCGAAAGATTTTTATTGCGACGCCAATGTACGGAGGGCAGTGTGGTGGTCAATATACACGAGCAATAATTGAGTTGCAGAAAATTTGTTCTGAATATGAAATTCAAACAGAATTCTTTTTCCTATTCAATGAGTCTCTGATTACTCGTGCCCGAAACTATTGTGCTGATGAGTTTATGCGGAGTGACTACACACACTTAATGTTTATTGATTCCGATATTGGTTTCAATCCACATGATGTTCTTGCTCTTGCAGCTATAGCTGATCCAGAGTCAGATAAAGATATTGTTTGTGGTCCATACCCTAAGAAGGTTATCTCGTGGGAAAAAATCAAACGAGCAGTTGACAAAGGTTTTGCTGACGAGAATCCTCAGAAACTTGCCAACTTTGTTGGCGACTTTGTTTTCAATCCAGCAGATGATCGACCAGAGATTCCATTAAATGAACCAGTTGAAGTTCTTGAAGGTGGTACTGGATTCATGATGATTCAGCGTAAAGCATTTGAGAATTATGCAAAAGCATATCCAGAGTTTTATTACAAGCCAGATCATATTCGTTCTGAAAACTTTGATGGCACTCGTGAAATTATGGCATACTTTGATTGTGTAATTTGCCCCGACTCTAAGCGTTATCTGTCAGAAGATTATATGTTCTGTCAGTGGGCACGTAAGGCTGATATCAAAGTGTGGATGGCACCTTGGATGCAACTTAATCATACTGGCTCATATCAGTTTGGTGGTAGTCTTATTGACATTGCTCAGATTGGTGTATCTGCTACTGCTGACCCAAGAGAAAAACTCAAATAAATCTCTTTACTTTTGGCGTGATTATTTGAATTATACTTACTATATTATAACATGGAGTTAAATTATGAATATTTCTGACAATACACTATCCGTTCTCAAGAACTTTTCTGGTATCAACCAGAACCTTGCTGTTAAATCTGGCAACAAGATCCGCACTATTTCTCCTCAGAAGACAGTAGTGGCTGTTGCTCAGGTTGAAGATAAGTTTGATTCGCCGTTTGCTATCTATGACCTCAATCAGTTTCTGAGTGCAATTAGTTTGTTTGAGAAGCCAGACTTTACGTTTGAAGACAAAAATGTTGAAATCGCAAATGGCAAATCATCAATTCGGTATTTTTATGCTGATGAGTCTATGGTAATGACTGCGCCAGAACGTGACCTTGAACTACCCGATACTCTTGTTGAATTTAAGTTGACCACTGATGTTTTCAAGTCAACAATGCAAGCAGCAAGTGTTCTCCAAGCACCAAACTGGTCAGTTGTTGGTAACGGTTCCATCATTGAAATCGTTGTTGGTGATGTAAAGAACGATACGTCAAACAACTATCGTGTTACCGTTGGTACAACATCTGAAGAGTTTGAAGTAGTATTCAAAGTTGATAATCTCAAAATGATGCAACGTGATTATAATGTTGCTGTTTCATCAAAAGGCATCAGTCACTTCACAACAGAGAAAGGCGATCTTCAATATTTCGTAGCTACCGAAACAAAGTAACGTTCGTATTACTTTATACTGAATTAACGTAACGTGATGATTACTTTGTGGAGATTATATTATGCTTTGGGTGGAAACTTATCGACCTTCTAAAATTGAAGACTGCGTTCTTCCAGCAGACCTCAAGAAAACGTTTGCTGAGTTTGTCAAGAAAAACTATGTACCAAATCTACTATTGACTGGTGGACCTGGCGTTGGCAAAACCACTGTTGCGAGAGCAATGCTGGAAGAATGTGGCTTCGATTATATTGTTATCAATGGTTCGATGAACGGTAACATCGATACACTACGAAATGAGATTCAAAACTTTGCTTCAACTGTGTCCCTCACAGGCGCACGAAAGTACGTCATCCTAGACGAAGCAGACTATCTCAACCCACAGTCAACTCAACCTGCTCTTCGCAACTTTATGGAAGAGTTCAGTAAGAACTGTGGTTTCATTATGACGTGTAACTTCAAGAACCGAATCATTGAGCCTCTTCATTCTCGGTGTTCTGTGATTGAGTTTAAGATTGGTAGTAAAGATAAACCTGAGATTGCTTCGCAGTTTATGAAGCGTGTTGAGAATATTCTTGCTACTGAAAATATTGAGTTTGACAAAAAAGTTGTTGCCGAACTGATCATGAAACACTTTCCAGATTGGCGCAGAGTTCTCAATGAACTTCAACGGTACTCTGCTTCTGGTGTTATTGATACTGGCATTCTCGTCAATATGTCAGAAGATAATTACAAGAAACTTGTTGACTTTCTTAAAGCTCGTAACTGGAAAGAAATGCGTAAGTGGGTTGGTACAAATTCTGATGTTGAACCAACTGTGTTATATCGGAAACTATATGATACAGCGTCAGAGTTTATTGTTGATCGGTCTGTACCACAACTCGTGTTGCATATTGCAAACTACTCTTATAAGTCAGCATTCGTCGCTGACCAAGAAGTCAATCTTGTAGCCTGTCTTACAGAGATTATGTCAGACTGTGAGTTTGATTAATGTCCAATCCATATGATTATATCAACGCAATCAATGCAGGTAAAGACCTAACTAAAGGTGAGTTTGATGAGAAGGGTTACGTTCCATTCATGACCAATCGTCAGTTTTCATACTTTCAAGATACCGTTCTTGCCGCAAATGAAATGAACGCTCATCACCATGCAAATAAGAAGTCTCAGTTTTCTTTTTTTATAAATATTGTTAGACCACAGAAACGTTTTGCTAAATGGTCTAAGACTGAACATCACGATGACCTGGAATGTATAGTCCAGTATTTTGACTATAGTTATGAAAAAGCGAAAGTCGTCATGGATATTTTGTCTGCCGAAGATATAAACAATATTAAGAAGAAACTTGAAAAAGGTGGATTGAAAAAATGAGTTTTGATATTAATAGTCTTGTGGAAGTGCGACTACGCAATCCCGATGACTTTCTCAAAGTCCGAGAGACCCTCACACGAATTGGTGTAGCATCTAAAAAAGAAAAGACGCTGTATCAGTCTTGTCATATTCTTCATAAGCAGGGTCGATACTACATTGTCCATTTCAAAGAGTTATTCGCTCTTGATGGCAAACCCTCCAATTTCTCTGAGTCTGACATGGCTCGTCGCAATACAATCACAAACCTACTCAAAGAGTGGGATCTAATTGAAGTTGTGATTGAATCGCAGACAGAGAATCCAATCTCTCCAATTAGTCAAATTAAAGTGCTTCCGTTCAAGGAAAAAGACGAGTGGGAACTCGTAGCCAAATATAATATTGGCAAGAAAAAAGACTAACATTCTCTAAGTCATTGATATCAAACAAATCTTTTTTTTTAAATAATGTATTTTATGGGTTGACATTATTTCATTTTAATTATATAATGTATATATGATGAGAAATGAAAGAGAGATTGATATGACCAATACAGAAATACTTTTTCTTGACGAAGTTTACACGGAAGCTGAAGAGCGTGAAGACCTTATCATCTATATCTACGAGGGTCACAAAACCGCTTTCGGTGTCAAGGGTCGCCACTACGACTTCGATAGCATGAGCATCGAAGACCTTCGTAAGACGGCTGACTACATCGAGCGGTCAATCGAGGAATCGATTGCTGCCGAGCAGGCTGCTGAGGCTCAGGCTCTCGAAGAGTTCAAAGCTCAGATCACTAAGGTGATCGAGGCTGGTGCCGGCAACCGTATCAATGCTCTTCGGTGGATGACGTCCTCAGAGACGTTCTACCACAGTCAATCTGTTGAGCACTGGGTTTGGAAACAGGGCATCCTGTTCACTGACGAGGGTCGTGAACTCGTCAAAGAGTTGATGGGCATCGTTCAGTTTAAATCTGAGGAGGTAGCGTAATGTCAAACTTTAAACCTTATGCTGATGAGACAATTGTTTGGGTATCCAACCATCAAAGTGGTTTGATGCGAGGAACAGTCAAAGAATCATTCTTCAATCAGGTAACTGGTGAATTTGATTGCTATGAAATTGTTCTCTGGGAAACTGGTGAAGTATGGCTTGGTGCAGACGAGTATACATTTACAGATTATAAAGAAGCAAAAGATGACTACGA